CTTCATCTCCATTTGATTGTCCGCCGCCATCACATCCGACCCGGCGCGGCCTGCTTTAACCAATGCTACGTGATTGCCCTGAATGTCCCTCATCACACCGTCGTACCGCTGTCCCTCGTACATCCCCGGCGTCATGTCGGCCCGGTAGCGATACGAGGCTGATAGTTCCCGTACCGTGTCCGTCTCCACTCCGGCGATTGCTTCCGCATCCCAAACGCAAATGTCCGCTATCAGGTACGGCGCAAGAAATTCCACTTCCGAGCCGATTGTCCCGGCTACTGATTCCTGCTTCGGATCGTCCGCACTCACCGGAGTATGAACGAACATCAACTGATTCCGCGCAAACGACGAGGCTGCTTTCGCCAGTTCCCCCGGATCGCGCAGCAGATAGTACACCCGTTCCGGCTCCAGGCCCAGCTTGTCTGCGTCTGGTATTTCGCGTCCGTAATAGGGATTGACCGTCGCCTTGGAGATGGGCGTACGCAGAATGTGCAAACGCCCGTCCGCGTCGTATCGCCGATTCTTTAAGGCTGCGTCGCACGCAATCTCCATGGATTTGAGAATTGCACTATGAAAACACGAGCGCAAGATAGGAGTTGACAAAAGAAAGGCAAGACGTGTACTGTTTGGTCATGCCGCCATTACGTCGAATCCGCTGCATCAATGGACACTTGCTCAAAACGAGCAAGAAACGCCAACGCTGCCCTATATGCCAGTCCAGGTACCTGCGGGAGTGGCGGGCGAAACAGAAGAAAGCGCATGACTGAGATTTTCGCCAACGCGGTATTCATCGCGCTTGCCGTGCTTGCATGGTGGGCTATCGAGTGCTGGAGGCACAAATGAAAAGCAATAAGATATTTTCAATCTTCACTGGATTGGCGCTAATTGCAGCTTCTGTCTGCTTTGCACAAAACAGTCTGTCCTGGCCTCTAGAGCAACGCCATTCACAGGAAGCGGCCAGATCTGAATGCTACGTTTTAGATTCACAGTTCCGACCGAATAGAGACAAAGCGGACGAACAATGCTCCGTAGCGGCTTGCACGTCCGGGTATAACCCCACAGCGTTCTCTCCAGAGCAGGCAAACATCTGTGCGGCGGAGAGAAAGAAGCATCCACAGCCGAAATCTGTCTGGAAAGTGTATATAGCCGCGAATGGCGAATATTTCAGAGCAAATATAGGTACTACTCGGCGCACACAATTGGGCGTCATAGTTATGGGACAAATACAAGGTGAAGACATCGTCGCCAAACCGATGATCTTCGATTGCGCTGGGCACTTTATGTTTTTCATCGATAACGATGAGACCGGAACATCCTCTTCAGGTTGGCAACTAGCTCCGTCTCACTCGGTTATAGGAGCAATCGCTAAAGATGTTTGCGTCAAACGGTGACTATTTCTCCACCAGGGTCCATGGGAGAACTGATCTCGACTGGCAGCGGCAGTTTATCAACTGACCCGGGAAGATAAACGCCTTCACGTCTGGATCATACATTCCCTTGTCTACTTCATATATTTTACCATTCATTGCCACATGAGATCGACGTGGTTCCTTACCTGCATGACTATGCATCCAAATACTTTTCTTGATCCCGATTTCAAGCTGTCTGGCTCTTTGTACCACGGCTGAACTCTTGTTTGCCTGGTCCCGGCTGATCAGCACAGCCCGGTTCGCCGCCACGTGGTAACGCGCCCGAATCTCCGCCGCCATTGACTTGAGATCACGGCCCGCTGCATAGTTCCGCATCACGATGCCCTCAACCTCGTGCAGGTATTGCGCCGGTATGGACTTGATTAACCCCACATTCTCCGCCAGTGACGCCTCAAACGCATCCCGCATGGCCGGGGTCATAGTGAACTCAATCGACCAGCCAGCCTCGCGTAGAGCCATCCTCATAGCCGCGCTGGTGCCCCTGAATTGATTCTTTAGGAATGAGTCGGCCACTTTAGGAGCCATGTCGTCAAACTTGCCCTGCCAGCGTTCGGCCAACTTCCTAAATTCAAACTGCATCTGCTCTGCGGGGGTTGAGTCAGTTGCCAGGACTGGCGGCGCGGCCTTGCGCTGGGCCTGTAGCCAATACTCCACAGAATCGGCCATCTCCCTTATGAGAGCGGTCATGCGTCGCTGATACCGCTGCCGGATACCGGCATTGGGCCAGATAGCGCGGATTGCCTTTACTTTGCTGACTTGCATGGCTCAGTTTTCGGCGGCAAGCCGAGCATGGGATGTGTCGCTTTGACGAGTAGGTGAATGTCAACCACTTCCAGCTTCCTCAGCGGCCTTGGCTTGCGCAAAATGAATGTGTCGTTATTGTTCATGCTGTTCCCCTTCCAAGTTGCGCCTGCTCCTCCGCTTCGTCTGGCGGAGCAATCTCCTTGGAAATATCGATGCCTTGATACCCCGACTCTGGATCACGTGCCAGCCGCTCGCGCTCCTCTTGAGAGTCGATAACGCCCCTGTCAATCAGGTTCCCGGCCCGGATGCTGTCATTGACGCGGATGGTCGATTCCTGCTCTTCGGTCATTTCGTAGAGCGGGATGAATTCAAACGTGATTTCAGGGTCGATCTTCCCATACATCGACATCTGGACGATCTTAAACATCTTGTCTATCGCGCTGCGCCAGTGTGCCTCTTGCTGGGCGTGGATGTAGTCGTACCAGATGCGAACCTCGCCCTCGGCCACGTTGCCGAACCCTGATGGAGTGATGCCCGTCAGAACGGTTGCAGGTTCCCTCGACACGACGCAAAGCTGCTCTAGCGCCTGTGATTGGAGTTCATGCAACCCGCCCAAGGGAACGGCAGTCTGCTCAAGCTCCTCGCGGTCCTTATCCAGCGCCATCACGCCCTTATTGCTCCGCGTGGCAGTGAACAGTTTGATTCGGGCAAACAGGTTAGAACCATCATCTCCCCCCGTGAGCACCTGGTCCATGGCCGTCTTGAGCACAACGATAGAGAAGTTGTTGATGAGATCCGAAACGCTCTGCCGAGTCCGTAGCCAATTATTTACATAAGGCTCGGCAAGTTGCGAAAGACTCATGCCGGAGAAGTTGAACGCGGGCTTGAATATGTCCGGTACTTCGCGGGTGATGGTCACTATTATCCGCGATGCGTCCCAATGCTCACCCATCACCCACCAGCTATCCGGCCTGTAGAAGTTTGGGCTGGAAGGCGTAAGGGAGTTGTACATCAACGGCGTGGTCCAGATCGGATCAACGTTCTTGAATCCAATCAGGCTGTCTTTCTTGACTGTGCGCGGGTCAATGATGAGCGGAGTCTTTAGATCCGCTCCCTTGATATTGATGAGAATCTGGCCTGTCCCGTAGAACGCATCATGCTCGGCAGCCTTGCGGATGATGCCCTGAATCCCAAGCGCAGTGAACGCCTGCTCAATCTCGGTGATCTTCGTCTTGGTCGATTCGTCCTCGGTGTCTGTGCTGTTGAATTTAATCCACTTGCGCGTCAGTTCTGTAGCCAGCGCGGTCGCCATGTTGCGGTATTCCGAGCGCAAAGCTAAGAGCATCAAGTACGGGTATCCGGGAAAGCCTTCAATATTGCTGTACGCATAGAGTTGTGAACCGAACTGAGGCCCAGCATCCATTGCCAGCCGAGCGCATTCATAGGCCGGGGCGGAGTCCATTGCCACTTGAGCCGTTGTCCCTTGCGGCACTACTCCCTTCGGTATCACGGGGATCCTGATGGGGTAGTGGACGCGTTCAATTGGTTCCTCAAGAGCCAACCGAACTGCCGACGGGCTGATTCTCTGTGTTGCAAGTTCGTTACCTTTACGTTTCCTCTCGCGGTAACGGCGGACACGATCACGAGTCTTTTCTTGGGCGGTGGTCTCTGGTTCGGTAAGCATTATATGTTGACCCCAAAACGATTATGCACCAATTCTTTCATTTCGTCACGCGGGTAGTATCCCTCAGCAAAGAAATCACCTAAGCGTGTCCAACCGTTACGGAAGTCAAACGGACTTGACCCGCGCCAGCATGGAAAACTGCTTCGCACGCCGTCGCGCAAGGCAATCTGGCGCTTGGAATACATCACCGGCGTGGGCTCTGCAAGCATTTCCTCTTCTGCGCGCCTATATCTCATGCCGCATCCCCTCCAAAGTCGAATACCTCTTGGCTCAGGCGCTTGGCTGCGATCTCGCAGTATGGTTCATGCAGTTCAATCCCGATTGCAGTCAGCCCCATAGCCTTCGCCGCTACAAGGGTGGTTCCTGAGCCTGCAAAGGGGTCTAGAACCGTCTTTGCGTCGGGGAATAGGGAAAGACACCACTTCATCAGCGCGAGGGGCTTCTGAGTAGGATGGCAAGCCCCATCGCCCATGAGTGCCACTCTGTTGAGTGTGAACACGCGCAAAGGCCCGCGCCGTGAGCTTGCTGCCAGTTCCCCGTCTGCTTGGTCGATGCGCTGCCCTTTATCCCAAAGCGCCCATCCTGGACCGGGAATAATAAAAGGAGAAAAGTAGTTAGCTCCCCAAATCATCCAATCCTTC